AAAAAGCGCACCAAGAAGCCCGGCCGCACACCCCCACTCGACTGGGCCGCCACCCACGGACCCGTCTCCGGCGCCCTCTCCGCCACCACCGGCGCCGCCGCCGTCGCCCTCCTCGGCACCGCCACCGGCATGCCCGAACAGATCCCCCTCCTCGTCGGCGCCGCCGGAGCCATCGGCCACGGCATCGGCCACAGCGTCCTGCGCCGCCTCACCTTCCGCACCAGCGTCGCCCGCGCCTCCTCCTGGCTCCTCGCCGGAGGCTGGACCACCTGGGCCATGACCGAAGGACCCCTCACCTGGAAGTGCCTCGGCGTCCTCGCCGGAGCCGGCGTCGGCATGGGCGCCCTCGCCTCCAACGCCGCCGCCCACGAAGAAGCCGCAGAGAACGAACGTCTCACCGCCGAAGCCCAAGCAGCCCTCGCCGAAATGGACGGCCGCCGACGCGCCGTCGCCCGCGAATGGACCGACCGCATCAAGCGCCTCACTAGCCTTGACGTCATCATCAACGCCGTCGAGTTCTGGCCCAACGGCGCCGGCTACAGCGTCGGGGGCGACCTCCCCGGCGGCGCCCTGTGGACCCAACTCCGCGACCGCTCCAAGCAGATGGCCGCCGACGCCCGCCTCCCCCACGGATGCCTCGTCGAAGCCGAAGCCGGCCCCGTCCAAGGGTCCTTCGCCATCGACATCTCCACCGTCAACATCATGGCCGACCTCGTCACCTACCCCGACGACTTCAGCCCCCTGTCCATCCTCACCGGCATCCCCTGGGGCCTACGCCCCAACTCCAGCGAGATCCGGGTGTTCCTCCGCGAAGCCTGCGCCCTCATCCTCGGCCCGCCCGGATCCGGCAAGTCCACCTTCGTCGACGGCATCATCGGCGGATTCGCCCGCTGCACCGACGTCCTCACCTTCGTCATCGACCTCAAGGGCGGCGCCGTCGGCATCCCCTGGGCCCGTTCCTACCTCGAAGCCCAAAACCTCCTGCCCGCAACCCCCGGCCAGGACCCCGCCCCCGACAACACCAGGCCCGGCGTCGACTGGATCGCCCACACCCCCGCCGAAGCCCTCCTCATGCTCAGCGTCGTCCTCGCCATCAACACCGCACGCCAGCAGGGCTACCAGGAACTCCTCAACGCCAAAGACACCACCCTCCTCCCCGTCTCCGCGAAGATCCCGCAGATCATGCTCGTCGTCGACGAAGGCGCCGAACTGCTGTCCGCACCCAACAGCGAACCCCACATGAGGGAAGTCAAGAAGCTCATGCTGCGCGTCATGCGCCTCACCCGCGCCATGGGCAGCCGGGCCGTCCTCACCGCCCTCGACGGCAACCTGTCCGCGATCGGCAACACCGAAGTCCGCAAGTACTCACCCGTCGGCGCCGCCCTCACCTCCGGCGAGAACGCCACCAGCAACGTCGGCAAGCTCTTCTCCAACGCCAAGGTCGACACCAGCCAGCTCTCCGAAAAGGGCACCGGCGTCATCGGCCAGTCCGGAGACAAGGGCTTCAAACCCACCGCGTTCAAGACCTGGTACACCAGCCCCAGCTACGTCCGCGCCTGCACGATCGCCACCAGCGACCGCCGCCCCACCCTCGACCCGATCAGCCTCAAGGCCGCAGGCCGCATCTACGCCGAACGCTGGAACCCGGAGCGCGCCGGCTGGCTGTGGGACGCCCCCGAATACCAGGAACCCGACGTCACCGAGTACCTCGCAGACCTCGAGACGGACACCGACGACAACACCCCCAGCCGCAGCGCCCGCACCGACACCGGCGACCGCCCGAGCGGCCTCAACCTCTCCTACAAGCGCAAGCAGCAGCCCGAAGACGAAGACCAGCTCGCCGCCAAGTTCCGCCAGGAACTCGACGCCATGTTCGAAACCGCCCCCGACCCCACCACCCCCACCGGCCTCAACCTCTCCTACAAGCGCAAGAACCCCGACGCCGGCACGGACCCCCGACACACCTACGTCCGCAACCTCATCCGCCAGGCCGGAGACGACGGCATCGACACCCAAACCATCTGGGAAGCCCTCCGCGCCAAGTACGCCGACGGCTGGGACCGCACCGTCGTCACCAACTGGCTCAGCAAAGACGTCCAAGCCGGGCGCATGCACCGCAAGGACAAAGGCATCTACGCCTGGGGCCAGGCCCCCACCTCCACCAGCGACTGACCCCGAGACCAGGAGACCGCCATCCCATGACCGCCCTCCCGGCAGCTCTGTCCGTCACCCTCCACGTCATCGCAGCGACCGTGATCCTCACCGCACACCGGATCCGACGCCGCCTCCGCCCCGCCACCATCCACCCCTGAAGGAGACCCACCACCGTGACCCGCCTGCCCGACCCCGAAGCGCGGCAGCCCCACGCCACCCAGGCCGGGCAGCCCACCCCCAACGTCGACCACCAAACCGACCAGCTCTGGAACGCCTACGACCGCGCCATCCTCGAAGGCCGCCCCTACAACATCCCGACCTTCTACAAGGACGCCACCAAGCCACCCGCCATCGGGCCCACCCCGCCCGTACCCCAGCCCGGACGGCCCCCCATGAGCCAGCGCGCCGTCGACCTCAACACCACCATCCTGTCCAGCAGTGTCCTCACCGCCGTCCTCGGCGGATCCACCACCGCCGTCCTCTGGGCCTCCGGCCACGCCAACCCCACCGTCGTCGGCCTCATCGTCGCCGCCCCCGCAGTCCTCGCCATCCCCGTCCTCGCCCTCTCCCGACTCGTGAAGCGCGCCAAGGAGACCGTGGAAGCCACACCGCCCGTCATCCACCAGCACTACAACGGCACCGTCATCCACGACGAGCGGACCCTGAACACCCAGAACCGCGGCATCTGGGCCAGCACCCGCAACCAGCTCCCACACAAGTAGCCCGCGCCAACCCCCGCCACCGGCCCCGCGGTCCTCACTCCCGCGGGGCTTTCCCACACCCGAGCCCAAACTGGCCAAAAATGATCTACAGCAACCCCAGCCCACCCCGCAAAACTCAAACCCGCACGCCTCGCCCACACGGCAGCTCCGGGTACCGCCATTCACCCGTTCCGAGCGCCTGCCAGCGAGTCCCGCCAGCAACGCCCCCGGGCCGGGCAAGGTGCACCCAAACCGCCAGCACAACCTCGAACCACGCACACACCCCACACGGAGGTGAAGCGCGCGGCGAGAGGCCCGCTCACCGCGCCACACCCACCGTGACCGCACTGCACTACCTCGGCGACTTCGCCATGGCCATCGGCGCCGGCATCATCACCGACCTCGTCAAACGCCTGCTCGACAAACGCGACGACCCGGACGACACCAGCGACACCCCCACCCCCGACGACGACCAGGGCGAGGCCGAGTAGCCGCAAGGGGAACGCGCCTCTGACAAGCCCACCCCCATACGCCACCATCGTCATGTCCGCCCGGGATGCTCGGACCGTCCCCCCGCCCCAGCACCCAGGCACCACGGCCCCGCCACTCCAACTCCCCCCGGAGCGGCGGGGCCGACCCACACCCCGAGGAGCCCCCGTGTACGAATACGCCGCCCGCCTCATCCGCACCATCGACGCGGACACCGTGATCCTCGACGTGGACTTGGGCATGCACGTCTGGCAACACGGCCTACGCATCCGCGCCGCAGGCCTCAACGCCCCCGAACTCTCCACCCCCGAAGGCCAAGACGCCCACACCTGGGTCCAAGCCTGGTTCGCCCAGCACTGCCCCGACAACACCCTCACCGTCCGCACCGCCAAGGACCGCTCGGACAACTACGGCAGGCTGTTGGGCACCATCACTGCACCCGACGGCACCTGCCTCAACACCGACCTCCTCAACGCCGGACACGCCCAACCCTGGCCCCGCAAGACAGCCGCCCTGCTCACCACCGAGGAGCGATGAACATGCGAATCTTCTACGACACCGAGTTCCTCGAGGACGGCCGCACTATCGAACTGATCTCCATCGGCCTGATCACCGAAGACGGCCGCGAGTACTACGCAGTCAGTGCCCGGCTCGCGGCGCGTGGGTGGAACGGGTGGAAGCTCCGACGCCGCATTCGAAAGCACAAGTGGCTGATGGAGAACGTCGTCCCGCACCTCCCCAAGCCCCACGGCGACTGGAACCTCCACATGCCACAGAGCTGGCTATTCAACTATCACGACCCGGCCGTCAAGCCGCGTAAGCAGATCGCCGACGAAGTCATGAACTTCATCCGAGCAGCAGGGGACAACGTAGAACTCTGGGCCGACTACGCCGCCTACGACCATGTCGCCCTCGCCCAACTCTGGGGACGAATGATCGATCTCCCCGAAGGCATCCCCATGTACACCAACGACATCCAGCAAGAACGAGCCCGCCTCGGCCTCAACTGGGACGACTTGCCCCAGCAGCAGAACGGCGAACACAACGCCCTCGCAGACGCCCGCCACAACCTCGTACGAGCCCAATTCCTGGACGAACGGGCCCGGGGCTGAGCCGGGGACCGGTCCGGTCCGAATTCGCGCGCGTGAGGCGCTGAGAGAGCGCACCGCCGATCGGTTAAGTTACCGACGGGTTCGGATGCGACCTGCGGAAACGCGGCACCCTGCCCGGCGTTCACGTCAGGTGCAGGGAGCAGCCCGAGCCTGGACGGGCATGCTGTGGGGGAGGGGAGGTGATCCCATGCCGGGACGAAGGCACACGCCATTTCGATCAAAGGCGCAGTGGAAATTCTTCTGGGCCAACCCGCGTCTGCGGAGGTTCGCCAGGGCGAAGGCCCACGCTACGAAGGGCGGGCCCGTGACCCGCTACCGTCGGCTGCCAGCGCGTAAGGGTGTCCGCCGACGCTGACAGCCCTCGAGCCCCCGCCCATCCAAGCTTCCCTCAGGGCCGCCACTCCTCCTTGTAGCCGGGCCGGTCCGCGTACGGCAGCGCGAGCAGCTGAAGCACGTACCGCAGGGAGTTCACCGAACCGGTCATCAGATCGTGGGGCACTGCGCCGACGTCCGTGCTGCCGAACGAGGTGACGGCGTCCCCGTAGGCGCGCACGATCCGCCGCTTGGCGTCGATCTCCCGCAGCACCCGCGCCGGGTTCTGCACCGGCGTAGCGCCAGTCAGAGAACCTGGACAACGCACGCCTTGCCACACGCCGCTGACGCTCCGGCCGTCATGCGAGTACCCGAAGACCCCCACGGTGCTCTGCAGCGGAACGATGGGGACCCCGCAGTTGACACACAGGTGGTCCGACACTTCGCGCTCGTCCTTGTCGAGCTGAGCGCGCAGCCAGTTCGCCAGGTTCAGGGTCATGTCGCCATTCTCTCGGCTCACGCAGCCTTCTGCTGCCCCGCCTTGGTGTCCGGCTCCTGCCCGTCCTGCGGCTCCCCACCATCAGCGGGCTCACCCTCGCCGCCCTCCGGCTCTTCGCCGTCCTGGCCGTCACCCTGGCCGCCCGCCGTACCGAACGGGTCGCCGGCCGTACCGAACGGGTCGCCGGCCGGGATCGGGGACGCGGCAGCCTTGTCGTCCCGGATCCGCGCGACCTCCTCCGCCACCTCGTCGTCGTCCCACTCCGGGTGCAGCGTCTTCACCTTCATCCACGTGGAGATGGCGCCCGCGGTCTCCAGGAACGACAGCGTCCTGGCGGTGGCCTCCGGGTCGGGCTGGACGGCCTGCGGCCACGACGCGGTCAACTCCACCGTCGGATCCACGCCCTTCGCCCCGCAGTGCGTGACATCCACGTACAGCATGGTGGTGAGGATCTCGAGGAGCGCCGGCCGCTGATACAGCAGCTTCAGCCCGCGCGTCGTCAGAGACTGCTTCTCCCGGGCCGCAACCTCCGTGGCCGTCACCGCAACGTTGCCCTCATCACCAAAACTCTGGGCGGAGTAGCCGGCACTCGAGAGAATCTGCCCGCGCAACGCGTTACACGTCCGCTCGTGCTCCTCCACCCGAATCGCGAACTGAACAGGCTTGATCGCTGCCGCGCCCGCCCCGTCGTCCAGCATGTTCAGCTCGAGGAGCACCTCACGGTCCAGGTCAAACATGCCGCCCGTGCCCGGCCCGTCCGTTTCCAGCATCGACTGCGGCACCACCAGGCGCGCCTTACCCAGGCGCAGGTCGCGGAGCCAGGACGTCCACGCCTCGTCCAGGGACCCCATGAGCGGCTCCACCCCGGCAAAGTCGCTACGCCCGAATGGCTTCGCCGCTGGCAGGTGGTCCCACGCCCGGTTCGGCCCCACGTTCGGCATGTAGACGATCAACAGCCGGTCTATGCCCGTCTCCACGACGGACTGCTCGTTGACCCGGCCCACCAACTCCTGCGTCTCCGGGTGGTCGTCCAACGCCATCAGCATCCCGAGGGTGTCCGCATCCCCCCGGTACAGGCCGTACTCGATGCTGCCGGGCTCGTGCCGCTCGAGGAGCCGCCACACCTCCGACGAACCATGCAGCGGCTCCAGCTCCCGCCACACCGTCGCCGCCGCGAGCATCCCCCACCGCCACTCCGGCACCACCGCATCCGGTGACAGGACGTCCATCCAGGGCCGCGGCCGCAGCGACAGGTCCCACACGACGCGCACGTACACCCCCGACAGAGCGGCCGCCATCTCTGCCGCCTCACGCAGCGTCGAGTGCCCGCAGTCGTCCAGGTACCGCTTGATCTGATCCTGCGTCCCCACCAGCGCGTCGGCCCCCTCGGTGGAGTCCGCGTCCACCGTCACCGTCGGGATGTCCGACCACAGCAGATTCGCGCTGAGTTCCGCGATGTCCGCGGCGATCGGCACGTGCAACTTCGCAGCCGGCTGCCCCGGCGTGATCGGCTCCCCCCAGAACATCCGGGCGAGCCCGCCCACGATCCCGCCCCGGAACTGGGACGGACGGTTCAGCTCGAAGAAGTCCCGGGCCTTCGGGTTCTGCGCATACGAGCCAGGCCCCCCGTACACCAGCGCCAAATGGCTCGTGTCGCCCGAGTACCAGGCCCGCCAGACGTCCATGTCAGCGAACGGCTCGGCGAACTGGGTCGGCGGCCACGGGGTCTTCCCGGACGGCGGCAGCGGCATGGTGGTGGTTCCTTCCTACGCGGCCATGGCCAGCTGGCGCTGCCACAACGCTCGAGTGGTGAATGTGACGTACCTGGTGGAGTCGATCCCGTGGTCTGCGACCTTGATGGGCTTGTCCTCGCCCTTCTCCGCGGCCTTGTCGTCCCAGGCGTAGCCCGGCATCTCCGCGATCAGGCCCTTGCAGGAGGAGTGCACGGCGAGCTTCCCCGCGGACAGCAGGCTGGACATGGTGCGGATGCCGTCCAGGACCGAGTTGTTCGCCGGCGTGGGGGTGAGCTTGTCCCTGCGCAGCTGCGCCGAGAACGAGGCCGCCGACGGGTCCACCGTCACGAACTGCGGGCGCACCGCGCCGATACCGGGAACGTCCGCGAGCCAGTGCCGCAGCCGCTCCGAGTACTCCAAATCGGTGAGCTGACGGCGTTGCTGTCGGCCGTCGTACCGCCACTCCGAGGCGATGTACAGGCGGCGGTCCCGCCCGAGCCCGAGCAGCGTGGCGTGAAAGGGATTGGTCTGCCCGTAGTCGACTCCGACACCGATCCACTTGGCGATCTCCGGCAGCGTGTCGACGACGTGCCGTTGGTCGTCCCACATGTCGAAGACCGCGCCCTCGGCCGCGATCCACTCGCCCAGCACGAAGCGACGGAACCAGAGGCCCACGAACTCGGCTTTGATCGCTTCCACGTAGTCGGTGCTGAGCGACGGGTTGTCGTCCAGGGTGAAGTGCCAGTAGGCGATGCCCAGCTCGTCACGGCGGTCGATGAAGTCCCGCTTCAACCAATGCGCCGGAGACCCCGGATTTGTGCTGGCGAAGAGTTTGGCGTTTGGCACCGACATACGGCCCAACAGCTGGGTCCAAAACTCCTGCGGCACCAGAGTCGCCTCATCGACGAGGGCGCCCGCACAGGTCATGCCGCGCAACCGCTCCTCGGCCCGCACGTCGTTCGCGCCGATGACACGGACCGGCCGGCCCAGGATCGTCGCCGTCGGCGCGCCCCGCGTGTAGTGGACGTGCTTGGACAGCGCCCCGAACAGGTTCGGATCCTGCAGCGGGATGAACACGTTGGACGCCGCAGTGTTCGTCGTCTTCGCGACCACGGCCAACTCTCCGCTGCGTGGAGCGTTCGCCACGTAGATCAGCCACCGCAGCAACGTGGAGATCGTCTTTCCTGCGCGGATCGACCCGGAGGCGATGTTGATGCGGGCCTGGCTGTTCGCGATGAAGTCGATCTGCTTCGGCGACATCCCCAGGTTGCCGACCCCCACCACGGCCTACTCCTCCGACGCGGAGGCGTCCGCAGCCAACTGCTGGTTGTGCGCGGCCAGAGCAGCGATCCCCGCGGCGAGGCTGTCCAGCATCGACTTCTCGTTGTCCGCACCGCTGGAGTCCTCGGCCGGCACCAGCTTCAGCGACCGGTCGATCGCCGTGGCCGCAGTGGACATCAGTGCACGCTTGTCGGCCGGCGGCGGCTCGGACACAGGCTCCTCGGCGTACACGTTGTCCTTGCCGCCGAACGCGTACACGACGGCCGGCTCCCACATCTTCGCCCGCAGCCGCTCAGCATCATCGAGCAGCGTCTCGGCCAGCAGGGAGCGGCGCTCAGCCAGGTCCGCCAGGCGCGCCTCGGTGGCCGCCTGCATCAGCGACCGGTCGAAGGTCAGGCCAAGGTGTTCGGCCGTGCGGGACACGGTGACCTTGGCTATGCCCATCTCGCGGGCGATGGCGTTCCTCCCGAGGCCTTCGGCGTGTAGGCGGCGGAATTCGTCGAAGCGGTCCGCGCTGATGGTTCCAGCGGGCATCAGGTCCTCCGGGCGGGAGCAGGGGTGTAGCCGGCGCGGGCGAGTTGCTGCAGCAGCACCGGTAGCGGGGTGCCGCGCGTTGTCCACGACGGATGCCAGGGGATCAGCGAACAGCGGCAGGAAACGTGGCGGGGCGGGCCCGGGATCGACGTCAGGAACACGGTGCGCTTCGGGTCCAGGGAGAGTCCGCCGGGGAAGTGCCCGCCGGGGCGGATGGACCGGCCGGCGTAGGCGGCGCAGGCTGGGCAGGCGCCGGGCTCGGCAACCCACAGCATCCGCACGCCCGGCCCAAGGTGCTGGGCGACGACCAGGGCGGCGTTAGCGGCCGCCGACGTCACGGCCACGGCCACGCCTGCGGTGATGCGGGTGACCGCACGCCGGGCCCTCGAGAACACGCCCTTCACTCCGGCGAGTCCGGTCGCGGTCAGCCCGGCGGTGGTGAGCAGCGCCAGGGCATGCGAGTGCTCCTCCTGGACTGCGGAGGGGATGGCGCCGGCGGCCCGGTCCGCGACCGCTCCCGTCTCGGCCGGGATGTTGGCGGGCGGGGGAACACCACGCAGAAGAGCAACGATCCTGGAGGCGTGCTGGATACCGAGACTTGCGGCGGTGTAGGCGGCGCGCTGTGCCTCGCGCATGGCGTATGCGCCTTGCCCGTAGAACGCGGCCTCGAGGGCTTTGCGGATGTGCTCGATGAGCGCCTTGAGGTTGGCCTCGGACGGGATCGCCTGCTGCGGCGAGGTGACCATCATCCAGCGGTGGGTGGCGTCGGTTTCGGCGTCGGCGAGGGCCTTGGCGAGGGGGCGGGCCGCTGCGGCGCCGTGGCGGTGCTCGAGTGCCCGGAGTTGGGCGGGCTGACGCTGCGCCGTGTCGGCGATGTGCTTGCTGCTCTCCGTCACACCACACCCCCTCTCAATCTTGGATTCAAAGGCTAGCTTGCGTTCTCGCCTTTGATTGTGCAGCATTAACCCTAGGTTTGGGTTAACATCCATGCCAGACGTGCGCGGACAAGGCGCCGCACACACGCACGTCCAGGCAGCCCAAGGAGGCTCGATGTCGACCCCCGCCCAGCCCGAAAGCACGCCCGCGAACCCGAGCACCCAGCCCGGCACCCCGCAGCAGCCCGAAGGCACCGCCCCGACTCCGCCAGAGCCGGCCGCACCCGCAACGCCCCCCGCACAGCCCGCCACTCCCGCCGAACCGGCCACCGAGCCGTCTGCCGAACCGAAGGCCAAGGCGCCCAAGTTCGAAGGCGACTTCGACCCGGAGCGCGCCATGCGCGCCATCGAGAACCTCCGCAACGACGTCGAAGCCCAGAAGCAGAAGACGGCCGCAGCGGAGAAGAAGGCGCAGCAAGAGCAAGCCGACTTCATGAAGAAGGTGGCAGGGCTCTTCGGCGTCGAGACGGGCGAGGAGAAGCCGCCCACCCCCGAAGAGCTGACCCAGAAGCTGGCTCAGGAGCAGGCCCGAACCAAGGAGTTCGAGGACGCCGCCCGCCAGACCCAGGTCGAACTCGCCGTCTACAAGTCGGCCGGGAAGCACGGCGGCGACCCGGACGCCCTCCTGGACTCCCGGGGCTTCGCCAACGCCATCGCCAAGCTCGACCCGGCCTCCGACTCGTTCGCAGCCGACGTCGAGAAGGCGGTCAAGCAGGCGGTGGAGGCGAACCCGAAGCTCGGAGCGAAGCAGCCCGAGCCGGCCAAGCCCGCAGTCCCCGCGGGCGGCGCGCCGATGAGCGGAGCCCCGGGCGGCAAGAAGCAGCTGGGCGCGGAGGACATCAAGCGGATGACCCCCGAACAGATCACCAAGGCCGTCGAAGAAGGACGCTTCAACGCGTATCTGGGCGGCCGGTAGGCATTAGGAGCCTCCGTGTCGATCAACAACTTCAAGCCGGAGATCTGGAGCGCTCAGCTCCTGACGGCCCTCCGTAACAGCCTCGTCTACGCACAGCCCGCCCTGGTGAACCGCAACTACGAGGGCGAGATCAGCTCTCGCGGCCAGTCGGTGCACATCACCACCATCGGCGACCCGACCATCTTCGACTACGACAAGAACGCCACCCTCAGCCCCGAGGAAGTCGAAACCGCGGGCACCGACCTGGTCATCGACCAGGCCAAGGCGTTCTTCTTCAAGCTCGACGACGTCGACAAGGCCCAGGCCCTGCTCAACCCGATGCAGCAGATGGCGACGAACGCCGCCTACGGCCTGCGGGACAAGGCCGACGCCTACGTCGCCTCCCTCTACACCGGCGTGGCGTCCGCGAACACGGTCGGCTCCACCGCCTCCCCGATCGACATCCACACCAGCTACACCGACGCCTACGACAAGGTCCTGGTCCCGCTGCGGACGAAGATGAACCGGGCGAACATCCCCACCGAGGGCCGCTACGTCGTCGTCAGCCCCGAGTTCACCGGCTCTCTCCTGCGGGACTCCCGGTTCATCAAGGTCAACGAGTCCGGCACCGAGCAGGGCCTCCGCAACGGCATGGTCGGCCGTGCCGCCGGATTCGACATCCTGGAGAGCAACAACACCCCCAACCCCTCCAGCGACACGCAGGTCATCCAGGCCGGCTACCCGGGCGCCATCACGTACGCGGAGCAGATCCTCGAGACCGAGGCGCTGCGCCTGCAGACCACGATCGCCGACGCGCTCCGCGGCCTCCACGTGTACGGCGCGAAGCTGCTGCGCCCGACCGGTATCGCTGTCGCGTTCGTCGACCCGGCCTAAGCCCCTAGGGCATCACTCCCTTCGTGCGCTGATCCCCTAGGAGGACTCTCATGGCGCGCACCGCCGTCAGCTACAGCAACCTCGTCGCCAACTCGCATCTGACGAGCCCGGCCGGCACCACCATCGACTCCACCCTGGTCACCAACGGTGTCGTCATCAACGGTGTCGACCCCGAGCACACCGTCATCCGGGTCACGAACACCGCGACGGGCGCGAAGAACTTCATCGTTCGCGCCGGGTCCGGTACCCAGTCGTGGATGGCCGGTCAGGGCGACCTCACCGTGTCCGTGGGTGCGAACACGGGTAACGAGTTCGTCGGCCCGTTCACCTCCGCCCGGTTCCAGCAGGACGGCAGCACGATGTACGTGGACTTCGAGGCCGGGTTCACCGGCACGATCACCGTCCTGCGCGTCCCGAAGGCCTGGAACTGATGGCGGCGCGCGAGTACGTCGGCGCCGGGGGCATGCGGCTGCACCTGGACGAGCCGCTGTCCGACGAGATGGCCAAGCAGCTCGCCAAGGGCCAGCTGCACCCCGTCGTCGACAGTGCAGCCGACGAGGACGGCCAGGAGGCCCTGCCGGGCGGCGAGGTGGAGCGCCCGGCGAAGAACGCCTCGGTCGACAAGTGGCGCGCCTACGCAGCTTCCCTCGGCATGGACGGAGCCGAGGACGCCACCAAGGCCGAGTGCCAGGACTACGTCCAGGTCCTCGACGAGGCGGGGGAGTAGGGCCCGATGGCGTACGCGACGATCAGTGACCTCGAGGCGTGGCTCGCCCCCGAGCCCGCCCCGGCCAACGCGTCCCGCCTGCTCGAGCAGGCGTCGGATGCGCTGGACAGTGCGCTGATCGGCGCGATGTACGAGCCCACCGACCCCGGCGTCCAAGAGGTCCTGCGCAAGGCGTGCGTGCGGCAGGTCCACTGGATGATGGACCGCGACGACGAGACCGGCGCGAACAACGACCTCCAGTCCATGAGCGCCGGCAGCCGCTCGTTCACTCGCCGCACCGTCGGCGAAGGCGCGGGAGCAGCCCCCAGGATCGCCCCCCAGGCAGTCACGGTCCTGCGCAACTCCGGTCTGCTGACCATGTGGCCTTGGGTGGTGGGCTGATGCCGGGCCCCATCGGACGCCAGACGGTCACGGTCCTCGAGGCCCCGCTCGTGGCCGGTGACTACGGGACGCGGGTCCGCGACTGGGACCACCCGGTCTCGACTCCGGTGTCCGGGTGCACGGTCGACTACACGTCCAACTCCCGCACCCGGCAGGCCGGCGACCAGACCACCACCCGCGCCCAGCTGTACATGCCGCCCCGCGCCATGACCGTCACGACCGGCATGAGGGTGCTGTGGGACGGCCGGACCTGGGAGATCGACGGTGTCCCCGCCCACGCGGAAGGCGCCGGCCCGCTCTCCGGGCAGGTCGTCGCCCTGCTGGAGGTGAAGGGCGCATGAGCGGCACCGACGTCCACATTGAGGTGGAGCTGGACGAGGACGCCATCCACAACCTGCCCTACTTGCGGGTGGTGCAGGACGACCTCGAGCAGCGCATGGACCGGGTCGTGGAGGTCGCCCAGGCGATCGCCCCCGTCCGCACCGGCCGCTACAGGGCGTCCATCCACCGCGTGCCCGAGCCGGGCCCGGACGGCGAGGTGTCCGTGGAGGCCAACGTGCCGTACGCGATCTACGTGGAGCACGGCACCCGGCAGACCGATCGCAACGGTCGCTCCATCCACCCGCCCCGCTACACCCTTTCGACCGCGCTCGACGCAGCCGCGGGCGACCACTGAAGAGATGAGGAACCCCATGGCTGACGGCGCCGAACTGGTCAGGATGCGCCTGACCTTCTGGCACAAGGGCAAGGTGCCTGGTGACATCGTCGAGGTGCGCCGTGACGAGCTGCACCAGTGGCGCGGCTTCGCCGTACCCGTGCAGGACGAGCCGGCCAAGACCGCCGACGACACGGCGGTCAAGGCGCCCGCCAAGACGTCCACGGCCAAGGCGTAGCGTCGTGGCCACGCCGGTCCAGCTCCCCGACGGCAAGCAGATCGCCTGCGACCTGCTGCAAGCCGCCCTCGGCACGTCCGCGCTCGTGGTCGGTGAACTCCCCGAGGGAGACGCCTTCGACGCGGCACTCGCCCAGCACGGCGGCATCGTCAGGGTCCTGCGGATCGGCGGCACCGCAGGCCTGCGCGGCTGGGCCGACAGCTCGGCTATCGACCGGCCCCGCTTCTCCGTCGACTGCTACGCCCCCATGAAGCCGGCCCTGGGCGCGGCCACCCGGCTCGCGCTGCGGGTGCGGGGGGAGTGGGAGTTGCTGGCCGGCCAGTCCACCCCGGACGGGATCGTCACCAGCGTCTCCGAGGAGACCGGACCACAGGACCGCCCCGAGGAACCCAACACAGGGATCCGCCGGGTCGGCATGACCCTGGGGATGAGCGTGCGCCCACCCCGAACCGTGAGCTAGGAGGCCCGTCGTGGGCAACGCAGACAACATCAAGATCGGCGTAAAGGGCAAGTGCTACGTTGCCCCCGTCGGCACCGCCTTCCCCACCAGCCCGACCGTCGCCTGGGGTACGGGCTGGGTCGACCTCGGTTACATGCACCCGGACGGTCTCGAGGAGGCCCTGGGCGAGGACCGCACCGAGATCAACGCCTGGGGTGAAGAGGCCCCGGTGAAGACCCGGGTGAAGTCCCGGGACGGATCCTTCAAGATCACGTTCCTGGAGACCACCGCCGACCTCCTCCAGCTGTACTACGCCGTCGAAGCCACCGACATGACCAGCGTGGCCGCCGCCGTCGGCCCGCCGGCCGTCCCCCAGTACCTGTCCTTCGGCACCGGCCAGGCCTCCCCGGGCATCGAGCGCGCCCTCGGCATCGACATCATCGAGGGCGACAACATCGAGCGCATCATGATCGCCCGCGTGGACGTCTCCGACCGCGGCAACCGCAAGCGCAGCGCGGACGACGCCAGCTCCTTCGAGCTGACGTTCAAGCCGCTCGCCGCGCCCGGCGGCGGCCAGGCCGTCCAGCGGTTCATCACCAACGTCACCCTCCCCTAACCCCTGACTGGTGGTCCGCCGCGCTCACATCCCTGGGCGGGGGCGGCGCGCGCGGACCACCACCCGAAGTCCCCGCCCGGCCCCTGCCCAAGAAGGAACCTCCCGTGTCCAAGCCCAACCGCAAGGTCATCCGCCTCCAGCAGATGCGCGCCCAGATCGCGCAGACCGCCGGCATCAAGTACGTCGACCTCGTCTTCGAAGTCCCCGGCGACGCCCACAACCTCGCCAACCCGGTGGAGAAGGTCTGCTCCTTCCTGGTCCAGGACTACTGGCCCGTCGACGTCGTCCGCAGCGTCGAAGCCGACGGTGAGAACACCAACCTGGACATCCTGCGGAAGGTCGCCTCCCCGCCGGAGGCGTTCGACGACCTCGTCTCCGTCGCCCAGCTCACCGTCGGCGAGCTGAAGAAGCTGCTCGAGGAACTGAGCGAGGAGGCCGGTACGGAGCCGGGGGAAGACTCTGGCTCCTCCAACTCCTCGAGGAGCACGCCGGAGCCGTCCGCGCCGACCTCCAGCGCTACTACCCCGGCCGCCGCCTAGAGGAGTTCTGGGCCATGTCCTGGGGAGAGGGAAGCATGAACTGGTCCGAACTACGGGACCTGGTCGTCGCCCTCCCCGAGGACTCCGCCACCAAGGCCGCCGCCGCCGGCGACAGGGACGGATACCGCTGGTCGCAGCAGACCTACCTGGCCGCGACCACCGTCAACCTCCTGCAGCTCATGGCACAGACCCTGTGGAAGGCCCACCTCAAGGGCGACCCACCGCAGATGACGCCGGTGGAGCCGCCCCGCCTGGAGGCGGACGAGCAGCGCGACGCCCTGAGCGAGGCCCGCAACGCCCGCAACCGGGCGGTCCTCGATCGGCTCGCCCCGCAGAAGGGCCCGGTCGACGCGGTCGCGCAGCAGGCGGAGATCGACCAGTGGATGGCCAGGATCCGCGAACTCGAAGCACTCAAGAAGTAGGGGAGGGAGGGCAGCATGTCGGACGCCACCGTCGTCGGCTCCACCCGGGTCAGCCTGATCCCGGACATGAGCCAGTTCGGCGACAGGTTGCGCATCGAGCTGCCCTCCGCCATCCGCGATCCCGCCAAGGCGGCCGGCGACCTCGCCGGGGACCTGATCCGCAACGCCATCAGCAAGAAGCTGGCCAAGCCGATCGGCGTCAAGGTCAAGGCGGCCCTGGACGACGCCACCGCGCGCACGGGCCTGGACAAGCTGACCCGGGACCGCACCGTCAAGGTGGTCGCGGAGCTGGACGACAAGGCCGCCACCGCCTCCCTGGACAAGCTCACCCGGGACCGGAAGGTCAGGGTGGTCGCGGAAGTCGACGACAGCGCCGCCAAGACCAAGCTCGGTGCCCTCTCCGGGCAGCAGACCGTCGACATCCTCCCCAGGCTTCAGCAGGCCGCTCTCCGGCAGGCCGAGGCGCAGCTCACCCGCCTCGTCCAGGACCGGGTTGTCCACGTCCGCGTCGACCTCGACGCTCGTGCGGCCGCCGCCGACCTGCGCACCCTTACCCAGAACCGTACTGTCCGGGTTACCGCCGACGCCGACACCGCGCGTGCTGACGCCGCGCTTGCCGCCCTCACCCGCAACCGACGCGTCACCATCGACGCCGACGTCGACACTGCCGCAGTCACTGCACGGCTTGCAGCGCTGACCCGGGACCGTACAGTCAACGTCCGCGTGAACACCCGCGGCCTCGGGGCCCTCACCACGGGACTGGGTGGGATCGGCAGCAGCAGCGGAGGCAGCGCCGGCGGTCTGGGCATCCTGTCCTCCCGGATCGCCAAACTCACCGCCCTGGCCCTCACGTCGCTGCCGACGATCGCCTCCCTGGCGTCTGCGATTGCGCAGATGGGCCCGCTCGCCGCGACCGCAGCCCCTGCCGTCGCCGCGCTCGCGGGGGCGTTCGCCGCGTTCAAGGTCGGCACCATGGGTGTCGGTGACGCCATCAAGGCCGCGTTCCAGCCCGCCACCGGCGAGGCCAGCAAGGCCGCCACAGCGGTCCGGCAGGTGGAGAACGCGCAGCGGCAGCTTGCCAACGCCACCCGCGGTGTCGCCGACGCCGAACGCGCCCTGTCCGAAGCGAACCGGCAGGCCCGGCAGGCTCAGCAGGACCTGAACGCCGCGCGCCGGCAGGCGGTCCGCGATCTCGAGGACATGAACGCCCAGTTGAGGCAGGGCGCCCTCGATCAGGAGCAGGCCGCGCTCGATGTGAAGCAGGCGCAGCTGGACCTGGACAAGGTTCGCTCGGATCCGACGGCCACGCAGCTGCAGATCGAGCAGGCTGACCTTGCGCTGCAGCGGGCCAAGGCCGCCGCGGAGGAGCAGTCCCGGCAGCAGAAGCGTCTGCAGGCGGACACGGCGGCCGCGAACAAGGCCGGCGTGGAGGGCTCCGATGTTGTCGTCCAGGCCAAGGAACGCCTTCGCCAGGCCAATCTGCAGGTGGAGCAGCAGGAGCGGGCCCTCGCCGACGCGCACCGTGCGGTCGCGGATGCCGCGAAGGCGGTGGCGGAGGCGCAGGAGAAGGCGGCCACGCAGACGTCGAAGCTGGACACGGCGCTGGCGAAGCTGTCACCGAACGCCCGCGCGTTCGTCAACGAGCTGCGCACCATGGCTCCGGCGTGGCGGGACATGCGCCTGGACGTCCAGGATCGCCTGTTCTCCGGGATCGGCACGCGCCTCGGGCAGGTCGGCGCCCAGATCCTGCCCACCGTCCGCTCCGGCCTGGTCGGTGCTGCTGGCGAGCTGAACATCATGGGCAAGAACGCCCTGACCGCCGTGTCGAACCTGCAGAAGTCGGGGCAGCTGAAGCAGGTCTTCGACGGCGTCAAGCAGTCCCTGGGGAACGTCTCAAGGATCCCCGGGCAGTTGGTCACCGGTTTCGCCCAGCTCAGCATCGCCGCACAGCCCGCGTTCGACCGCCTCACCAAGGGTGCCGCCGGCACCGTCGACCGCGTCATGGACCGGCTGTCGCAGAAGCTGAAGGACGGCAGCCTCACCGACGCCATCAACAACGCCCTGGACGTGGCCGGTCAGTTCTGGCAGGTCCTCAAGGACATCGGCAGCATCATCGGCAGCATTTTCAAGGCAGCCAAGGACGCTGGCGGGGACTTCTTCGGCACGGTCGGCGCCGCCATTCACGAGATCGCCAAGGTCCTCAAGTCGCCAGAAGTGCAGGCCGCGCTCACCCAGATCTTCAAGGCTCTCAACGCCGTGGCCAAGCTGTTCGCGGGCACGCTTGGCGCCGTGCTCCAGGCGCTGCTTCCGGTGCTGGCAGCACTTGCCCCTGTCGTCCAGCAGCTGGCGGAGCAGTTCGGGCCCGTGCTGGCCGACCTGGCCAAGAGCCTGGGCGAAGCGCTGATGCCGATCGTGCAGGCGCTCGCCCCCGTCGTGGAGACCATCGGGGGCATCCTCGTCGGCATCGTCCAGAACCTGATGCCGCTGCTGAAGCCCTTGGGTGACCTGATCGCAGCGATCATCACGGCGCTCGCGCCCATGTTCACCGCGCTCGGAGACCAGCTCGTCCCGTTCATCGGGGCCCTCACCCAGGGCCTGCTCCCGGTCGTCGGCGCACTGGTACCCATCGTGCAGAGCTTCGGCGTGTTCCTCGGTGAGTTGGCACCGCTGTTCCCGCAGCTCATGCTCGCGATCCTGCCGCTCATCCCGCCACTGGCCCAGCTCACGGTGGCGCTGCTGGACCTCACCCTGCAGGTCATCACACCGTTGATGCCGCTGATCGTGGGCTTGGCGAAGCTGCTCACCACCGTGCTGACGAGTGCCATCACGACACTGGTGCCGGCCATGACCACGGTCATTGACGGCATCACCTCGTTCGTGACGGCCATCAGCGATGGCGTTAAGACGGTCGTCGACTGGTTCAAGTGGCTCTACGACGTCCTGCTCGGGCACTCGATCATCCCGGACATCGTGAACGGTGCCATCGGCTGGTTCACCGGCATGTTGAAGAGCCTCGTCAACCTCGCCATCAAGATCAAGGACGGGGTGGTCAAGCAGTTCGGGAAGCTGAAGCAGGGCGCCCTCGACCTCTGGAACTCCCTCTGGAAGAACGTCTCATCCACCGCATCGAGCACCTGGAGAGCGGTCCGCAAGGGCTGGGACGGCTTCGTCGAATCCCTCACCGAGTCGTTCCGGAGCGCAGTCAAGGGACTGGGCAAGGTCTGGGGAGGCCTGCAGAACCTGGTCAAGGCCCCCATCCGATTCATGATCGAGACCGTCTACAACAACGGCCTGGTCAAGGTCTGGAACGCCACCGCAAGCAAGATCCCCGGCATCCCGGACATGACCAAGATGACCCTTCCGAAGGGCTTCGCCCGAGGCGGCGTCCTGCCCGGATGGTCCACCTGGCGGGACGGCGACGATCAGCTCGTACCCATGCGGCGCGGCGAGGGTGTGTACGTCTCCGAGGTAATGCGCGACCCCTACGAGCGGCAGCGCCTGTACGCGATGAACGCCGCCGCGATGCGCGGCCAGCACCCCGCCATAGCGCGCGCCCAGTACGGGTTCGCGGAGGGCGGCATCCTCGGCGGCATCAAGAGCATCGGCTCATCCATCGCCGACGGCGTCGGCTCGGTCCTGAAGAAGGGCGAGAACGCCGTCCGCGGAGGCCTGGCGGACGTCGCTGAAGCCGCGTTCAAGCCCATCAAGAACGGCATCAACAAGGTCCTGGGCACCAACGTCACCACGTGGCCCGGAGCGGTCGCGCACGCCCCGCTCAACTTCATCGACCGCGCGATCGACTACATCCGCGGCAAGGACATCCCCGAATCCTCCGGGCAGTGGATCAAGCCGGTCAATGTGCCGTTCGGCACACGGTTCGGCGTCCGCGGCTCCATGTGGTCGTCCGGCCGGCACACCGGCCTGGACTTCCCCGCCCCCGTCGGCCGGAAGGTTGTCGCGGTCGACAACGGCACCGTCCAGTCCGCCACCTCGGGCGGCCCGTACGGCAAGCACGTCATGATCTCCCACGGCGGAGGCCTGCAGTCCCTCTACGCGCACATGTCCGCGATCGCCGCGAAGGTCGGCGCCGGTATCAAGCAGGGCGCCCGCATCGGCTCCGTCGGCGCCACCGGCAACGTCACCGGCCCCCACCTCCACCTCGAGGCCCGCGTCAACGGCCGCGCGGTGGACCCCATGCCGTACCTCACCGGAGGCGGGGACGGCGGCAGCGGGGTGCAACGGTGGCGGGGCGTCGTCCAGCAGGCCCTCGGCCAGGTCCACCAAAGCCTGGGCCTGGTCAACACCACCCTGCGCCGCATGAACCAGGAGTCTGCGGGAAACCCGCGCGCGGTCAACCGGACGGACTCGAACTGGAAGGCTGGCCATCCGTCTGTTGGTCTGATGCAGCTGATCGACAGCACCTTCCGTGCGTACGCCGGGCCGTACAAGAACACCGGACCCAAGCTGTACGGCGTCTCCGTCGACCCGCTCGCCAACGTGTACGCGTCGATGCGGTACGCGCTCGCCCGCTACGGCAGCCTCTCCCGGGCGTACAACCGGCCCGGCGGCTACGCCATGGGCGGCATCCTCGGCGGCGTGCGCATCTCGAGGGGCCTGCCCCGCGGCTACGCAGGCGGCGGAGTCATCAAGGTAGGCGGGAAGCGGATCGACACCGGCCCGATCGCCGCCTCCGTGGGCCGGGACTTCCTGAAGCAACTGGCTGGCACTGCGGCGCAGATCGATGCCGCCATGAGCAAGGTGGCCACGGCCATCAAGAACGCGTTCAAGGGCGTGAAGACGACCCTGGACGACAAGCTGCTGGCCAACATCAAGACACAGACCGGGAAGCTGGACGCGCTCGCGAAGCAGCGGGACGCCATCGCCGCGAAGATCAGCGCCGCGAACCAGTTGGCTGCGGACAGCACCAACCAGGCCAACCAGTTTGCGTCCCTGACGTCCCTGCCGAACGGCGGGAACACCTTCGATGCCGGCGGCATCCTCGGTGGCCTCACCACCCGCCTGAACCAGATCAAGACGTTCGGGAAGAACATCCAAACGTTGGCGAAGCGGGGCCTGTCCAAGATCCTGCTTCAGCAGATCATCTCGGCTGGCCCGGACCAGGGTGCCGCCTTCGCCAAGGCG